GCAGAAACAGTTGTTGAGCCAGCAAACCACGCCGCATTATCAAACTGCTCGCTATACGTCAGCAGGTTGTACCGCGCACGCAGCACAGGGCGCGAGGCGGTGGTGGCTTGCGAGGCGTGGTTGCCGGGAAGTTCCTTGACGGAGATGTTGGAAATAACTGCTGAACCAACGCCGCCGCCCCACGCAATAAACCTAATTCCTGTTGTTGAGGTTGTGTCAAAAATAAAACTTTTTGCCCCGTTTGTTGAAATGCTTCCAGCATTTCCCGTCCCGGACTGCATACTAAAAGTGTCGCCAGATAACCCAGAAACAGTAAACGTAATCTGCGCCCTAGCGGTTGCTGAACTTCGTGCGGTGATAGTAAGCGTGCAAGTCCCGCCAGCGGTTATTCCGTCTCGCGTTATTGTGTTTCCACTAAAGCCCCACCCACCCGAAGCGGCACCACTGTACGGCGTAATCACCAGCTCCGGCCCCAGCACCAACCCCTGACTTTTGTCCAGCATCAGCCCGACAGGCGACTCAACCGCAGTGACGGCGGTCGTGCCTGCGCTGTCTTGGAACAGGCTAGTGTAGTCGGAAGGGTCGTACCACGCGCCCTTTGCGCCGCTGGTGAACAGCGAGAACGGGGACCATGCGCCTGCACTGCCCCCGCGTGGGAAACCAAAGCCGAAACCAAAAGACATTTTATGTCCTTAGTAGATGGCTAGCAGGTTTGTATTGGGCGTTGCTACTGTAGTACCAGTAGACCACACACGAATAACTTGAACAGGGATTACCTGTCCAGCAACCAAACCAACAAAAGTTACATCGTCACCCTGCGCCGTAGTCACTTTCACGCTGCCCGCTGCGCCGACGTAAATCACAGCGGGGGTAGACATGTTCACAGTATCGCTAACCGTGACTGCCCTAGCCCCACCGGGGTACATGGGAAAGGTCGGGCTATAGTTTGTATTCTTAGCCATAACCTTCTCCTATTACGGGCCAGTAGACGCGGTAGGCACGTACGTACCGTCAGGCTGACGAACAGTGTAGTTAACCGTAACCGTAGCACCGCCGCCGCTAGCAGTACCAGCACAAGCGTAAAGAACCTGAAGAATCAGGTCAGTCGTGCCTACGTTTTGCATGATACTGACGGCGGATTGGGCGCTAGTAAACGTAGTAGAGATACGGCCCAGCGAAAGCGGGGTAGTCGAGGCACTACCAAAAGTAACAAGCGACTGACCAGAAGCATAGTTGGTAGACAAGCCAGTCGTGGCACTGCCCGTCTGAACAGTGATGGTGTTACCCGTGGTACCAGCAAACGCCGTGGTGATATCAGCCACGATGTTGATGATTTGCGAACCAGCAGGGATGACACACAAAGTGATTGCCGACGTTGTACTAACCGTAAGCAAACCAGACTGCGAAACTACCGTGCTACCCGTGTTACGGATAAGGCCGGGAGTGGTGCCCGTGGTGCTACGGACAGTGCCGAGAACCCAAGGGCCAAGATGCGTTGCAATACCCATTTTAAAATTCCTTATGCACAAGTAGCCGCACCATCTGTGCATCGTCCCTCTAGGCTAGGGCTGATGCGGCTATATTTGCCTATAATCAACTATAAAGAAGGGGGTCAGGTTACCCCAACCCCCTATCATCACGTACCAGCCGAACCCCAAATGGCAAGCGGGTCGCTCCAGCCGAAGCTGTAACGCTCGCGAGCCTTGTAGCGCACGTTGCCCGTGTCGAAGTCACCGTCCATGCTGTTAGCCAGAGGCGAACGCACGAAGTGCTTCAGGCCGTTCGGAACGTCGGTCATCAAGTAGTACCCGTTGGTGTCCGTCAGGAAGTGATTAACCTTGTAACCTTCCGGAATCGAACCCATCGCCTTGAGGGCATTGATGTCGTTGTCCGTCGTACCGACGCGAAGCTCAGTGTCAAGCAAACGCTTGGCAACGAACATCAGGGCCGGGGGAACGATGAGCTTGCGGGGCTTGGCAGCGATGAGCAAACCACGCTCGTCAGTCCAAGCAGCAATCTGAATGACCGCCGCTTCAAGCGACGTTTCGTTCAGGTCAGCCGCAGTAGCCTGCGTGTTGCTGTTCGTACCACCGGAAACCAACGGGTGAGCCGTCGAGAACAGCGGCACGCCGTCACCGCCCGCGTAGAGCGACGAGAAACCATTGTTGATGATGGACGCAGCCTTGACCTGCTTCGTGTACGCCATACCACGGGCCAGAGCCTTGGTGTAACGCGACGAGAGCGAGTCGTACAGGTTGTCTTCCACAGCTTCTTCCGTGATGGAGAAGCCGAGGGCGATGGTCTCGTGGTTGTAACGAGCAGTCCAAGCTTCCTGCGCGTTGTCGTACGCGATTGCCTGACCTTCGTTCTTCACCGGAGCAGCGGAGAAACCCGACAGCTTGGTCTCTTCTTCGAAGCTACGCTCCGAATTCTCGACCTCGTAGATTTCCTTATGCTCTTCGCCGTAACGTGAGTACTCCAAACCGAACAGAGCGTTCAGGCCGGGGAGCAGTTCCTTGAGAAGTTGTGCGCGAGAAATAGCCATTTATAAATGCTCCCTTAGAGGCCAGCGGCGAGGTTGTAGGCGTGGTAACCGAAGTTCCAGCCGACAATCACTTCCGGATAACCGAGATAGGTTACGTTGACGGGGACGGTGCTACTGATAGTAGACGCCGTACGAATGGTGATGGTCGTGGTGCCGTTGTTGGTCAACACGGTGTTGTAGTCACCGGGGCTGCAACCAGTAACGTAAGCACCCGTCGCAGCAACCTGCGCGATGAACTGCATACCCGGCTGGATGTTGGCGTTAGCCGCCGACAGCGTGACCGTAGCCGAGGAGCTACCCGTACCAACCGCCGTACCTGCAACCGTGAACACGGTATCAGGAACAACCTGAATAATGCGGAACGGAAGCGTCGTAGCAATACGGGTAGAACCCGCGTTGCCCGAAGCAGCAATTGCACCCGAAACGCCCATCAGCGACGCGCCAGTAGCAGTACTCTGCCCAGTTGCACCCGAAACGACGTTGACGTTAGAGTTCACGAACGCCGGGTTCATGTAACCAATCGTGGTCGTGGTGTTGCTCAGAGTGGTAATTGGCTGCGCGAGGACGGCGACGCGAAAGTACGCGAGCGGGTCGTCAACGACGTAACCAACAGCATCGTAGGAAACGGTGCTGCCAGCCCAGTACTGATAGCGGTTCTTACCCAAACTTGGGCCGGACACCGAAGTGTATTCACAGCCGACGAACACGCCGATACCAGCACCCGCCGCAGCGCCAGAAGCAGCCGTACCGTAAGGCGATACAACCAAATTACCACCAGCACTTGCAGCCGCGCCTGTGCCGACGAGGTCGCCGTTCCAGATGCTGGTACCGTAAGCATTTTGAATGGGGAACATACGGGTCGAACCCGAGTACACCCGCCCACCTTGAAGGTTGACAGGCTTAAAGCCGTAAGGCTTGTCAATCGTTGGATATGCCATTGTGGCTCCTTAAAGAAGAAATTATTTACCTTTACCGAAGGTAGTCGTCGAACGGCGCTCGTTAAAGAGTGGCATCCGCTTATCCTCCGTCCGCATAAAACTGTTGTCTACGGCTTCAATCTGAGACTGGGCTTGCTTGCGGTAGTATTCATTCCGCTGGTCTGCCATCTCTTCTGGAGCCTTACACAACAGGAGTCCACCAATCTCAACATTGCCTTTAAAGCGACTGTTGGGGTCGGCTTGCATCATCAGTTCAGGAAAGTCTTCAGCCTTCACAGGCTCATACCCTTCACGGAACTTTGCAGACGTATTTGTTGGGTCAGCTTGACCCATAATGGAAGTCCGAATCCATCGAAACACCCAACCCGGTTGTGGGTTAGGACTTGGTAAAAGTTGCGGAGGAGCCCACGCTTTCTTGCGGGTAGAAGCCTCACGATTTTCAATCTCACGCGACAAGCGATTCTCAGCCATTGTCATTCTCCAGTTTAATAAGTTCTCGAGCGTACGCTTCGGGGGTTAGTCCAAATTTACGGGCAAGAGCAACTTGTGATGCGGTCAAGCGTACTTGACGAGGCGCGGTTGACCGCGTAGCTGGAGCAACCACAGTGGTTGCAGATTTGCGCGAAGAGGGCTTTGCCTCCCGCGATTCGGAAAAGTCACCCTCGAAATAATCCGAGAAGCGCTTTCTCATTGTCTCATCTACACGTCGGTAGTAGTTGTCACTACGCGGATCAACGCCCGACCGGACCAATTTTTCATGCAGACCAAGAGCGAGGGCGGTCATTTCCTCATCCACGCCGAACCATTGGTTCTTTTCGCGCCACATCTCCGCCTTTTGATCGGGAGGTGCGACCGGTGGTGCTTGTACCTGTTGCCTCTGTTGTACCTGATTATTTTCTTCTTGTAAAGAGGGTTTGAACTTTTCTACCTCTTTAACTCGCAACTTGGCGTCGGTCAGGGCTTCCTGAGCATCGGTAATGAGGTCAACGTCCCCCGACTCCATGGCTTCCTTGAATTTAGCTTTAGCCGCAATAACTTCGTTATTAGCGGATTTAGTAAACTCGTTGACAAGGATTTTTTCCCCAGCCCCCATCCGCTGCTTAAGGGTTTTATTTTCCTCATAAGTCTGTTGAGCGAATCGGAGAGCCTCCTCGCGTTCCCGCTTAGCGGACTCTTTCTCCCGACGCTCGTCATGCCAGACCTTTTTCATCTGGGAAAGACGCTTCTTTACCTTATCGGAATACTCCTCAAGGTCGTCTTTTTCCAATTCGTCAACAATTTCTTTGGGTAGAGGCTTACGACCACGGTCTTCTTCAGGCGTGTCGTCGATAATTTCTACCTTTATGTCATCACTATTATCAGCGATGGAAGTTTCATCTGGAAACTTATATTCTTCATTCATATAAATTACTCTTTATGCGCGACGGATTCCACGGGGGTCATCGACCACCGCTTCTACCGAGTCGTCGTTGATGATGCGGAACTCTCGACCGTGGATGACCACGCGAGTGCCCGAGTACGGACGGGTGAGGACAAAATCCCCCTCATGGCACCACGGCCCCGTGGGGAACCGCGACTCGTCCTTATAAGCAGTATTACCAACCTTGACGACAAACAGCACGACGGTGGTTTGTTCTTCCACCCGCTTGGTTTCGTCAGCCTTGATAAGGCCACTCTTGCCAAACTCTTCTTCAACATGCGGTACAGCACACAGCAGCCGATAACCCTTGGGGGTTGGAAGCTGAGTGGTTTTCGCTGCCATCTCTTCTGTTTTAGCTACATCAATACTACTCATCTGCGTCTTGCTCCTGACGTTTTTGCAGGTCTCTGATTAGATTATCTGCGTATTTGAGACCATCAATAAATCCGCAGAGTTCCCGGTATTTTTCATGGGTATGAACAGTCCCGGTGCATATGTGCGCTCCGATTTCCTCTTGTCTCTCTATGAGCTTAGAGATGAGATAATCGTAGACGTCGTTATACATAGTCATTTACTACCTTTCGGCGGTGCAGCCGGTAAAGGCTGTGGTTTGTTAAGTACACGGTCCTTATGGTCTGCGTCTACGCCAAGACGGAGGCCGTCCAACTCGTGCGAGTTTTCTTTAAGGCGGGTCTGGTCAGCGTAGTTAGTGGCAGTAACAGTCAACTGCTTGTCACGGTGAGCGTTATCTGCCACCATCCGTTGTTCATTAAGTGCGTGGGTGTCAGCCTTGTTAGACGCTTCCACGGTAAGTTTCTGACGTTCAATCTCCAGACGAGCCTGCTCAATCTGCATGTCCATCTGGTCTTTTTGCGACTTGCGCTGGACTTCAGCTTGCTTAATCTGCAAGTCCATCTGCTGGAGCTGAAGAAGCGGGTCTTGCTGCTGTTTCTGCTGCTGTTGCATCTGTGCTTCAGCTTGGTCCTTCTGGAGCAGTTTGGCAGCGGCCTGAGCCGCAAGCTGCGATAGCTGAACCTCAATCTCCGGAGACAAGAAGCCAACATCCTCGTCATCGCCAAGGAAGTCAGGCGCAGGCGGTAGACTAGCACCGAGCTGTTTCTCAATCTCCTTGCGGTACTGAAACGCTACGTGTTCCATCAAGTGTGCGGTTGCTGCGGCCTGAATAGACTGCGCTTGTGGGTTCTGCCCGACGACCATCATGATTTTTGGGTCTTGCATTGCCATCATATGGACTTGGATGTGCGCCTCATGATCTTGCCCAATAAACGCCTTAATCGGCTTACTCATCAGAACAGCCATGTTTTCGGACACTGGGTCCATAGGCTTAATATCGTTCTTTTGCGGGACAATCTTATCAACGTTTTTAATGCCAAGAATCTCAATCATTTGCCGATGGAGAACAGGCAAGTTATAGATCTGCGGCGCACCCTGCGCCAACTGCATGACCGCCTGATACTGCACAACTCGCTGCGCCATGGTGCTGGCGTTGGGGTCACTGACCGGGAGGATGTCCACTTGGTCGTAGTCAGACTGCTTGGCACCGGGGTCGCCGGTCTCAGGCTCGTAGTCGTAGTCCGCTGGCATGTTGTCGCGAATGATTGCCGCGAGAAGCTTAAACTCTTGCTTCATCGCGTAATGGATGCGTGCTTGAATAGCACTCATAATCTTGAGCGTACGCTCCAACACCGCGAGGGTTGTACCCACGGGTGCCTGCGACGACATATCCGACACTTTTAGGTCAGCCGCAGCGGCAAACTGCCTGCCATCTTCAACAATCTTGTCCATCAAACCGACAAGTACCTGACTCGGTTCCTTATACGGCAAGGGCAAGATGTTGTCGCGGATAGCGCCAGACGGAAGGTCAACGTCCCTAAATTCACCGGGAGCAATGGGTGTATCGTCGCCCTTGACTCGCAGACCACGAGACTTCAAGCCACCGGGGAGATTAGAAAGGGTACCCGCGTCAACAAGCTGACGCATGAGGGACGTTGCGGCCTTAGAGTGACCACCGATGAGGTGAATCAGGCCAAAATAATAGAAGCCGAAGCCGGGGATGTAGCCATAATGGACGAAGTGCTGGCGCTTAATCTTAAGCGTGTCTTCTTCTAACCAGTTACGTCGGATGGCGAGGACAGTCGAAGTGCCCTTCTCAATAGTCACAATATACGGGAGGGCGATACCATCCTCGTCCTCGTACCCCGGAAGATCGAGGTCAGCGTGAATCTCAAGGAGCTGGAAGCGGTCATCCATCGACGCAGAAAAACCCTGCTCTATCGCCTTACGCTTCTCCACCTCGTCAATAGTTTTAATCGGATCGCCAAGATCCGTATCTAAGTAAAAACCTGCTACCTGAAGTTTACGTAGCTCGTTCTTGGTCTTACGCATGCGGTGCGTAACACGCTCAGCAGACTCAAGGCTACTGGCCCCAAACGGAACGATGATGTCCTCTGCTGGGACAAACACGGCAATCTGCCGTTGCATTGACGGGTCGTAGTAAATCTTCTTGAACGCATTACCCGAGAGACATAAGGAGAGAAGTAGACGTTCGTGGTCCGGGCGATACTCAAACATCTGCTCCGTCAGGCGGTAGTTCATGTCCTCTTGGACACGCTGAGCCGCTTCCATCTTGTCTACGGTTTCCTTGCCGATAATCTTGGTACGCACCGGACCCGCAGCGGGGAAAGTCTCCATGATGGTCTCGGACTGGAATTTAACCGCAGCCTCCATGAGGAGTGGGTGCGTTACGCCACAGGCTCCTGCCCACGGCTCCATCCGGTCTTCATTCTTAAGACCGAGGAGCTTCAGGCCATCTACATAAGTAGTGAGCCAATCCTTACGGGCGTCAATATCCCCGTCAACGTCACCAAGCAGGTCGGACGCGAGGGACTGAAGTTCACTCTCGCTCATGTACTCCGCAAGGTTATCGTTAAACCCCTCTTCTTCCTCAACGTCTACTTCAACCTCAACGTCTTCGGGAAGGAGGATTTCAATACCTATTGTCTCTTCATCAAGAGCGCCAAGCCCCATGGGAGCTTCATATAAGGACTTGTCAATCGCCATTACCGCATCTTCCCTTTTGTTTTACCGCGCTTGGCAACGCCATCAATTTTGCCGCCCTTGGCGTACTTAGCGGTTTTGACCTTGCCGCCTTTAGCAAATGCATCGTAGTCTTCCAACGACGGCTTGAGGTTGCGGCCCTCGTCAGCGTAGCTCTGAGCTACATTCCTCAAATACTCTTTATTGCCACCAATCGGTTGCCCAAGGGTATCTAGAGTTCTAGATTTACGGGTTGCATTTGGCGCTGCTAGCGATTTTGGATTTGCCGCTGCTTTATCTTTAAGCGCCTGAACACTCTTCAGGTAACCAGAAGCCTGACGAGCAGCTTGTGCCTCAGCGCGGGTAACGCCAGCGCCAGTAAACCCAAGCGCTGTATCCATAGTTTCTTTACGACGTTGTTCAGGAGTCATCTGCTTACGGTCATAAAGATACTGCTCCATAGCACCCATACGAGGTGCGGTGACGACAACTTCCTGCCCCTCAAATTTCCTTTTCTTGCTTGCCATCAGTAGTACCCTCCTTTACGGTATTTCTTGAAGTACTGGGTTGGCTCTGGCTCGTCCGATGGGAGTCGGATGAATCCGCCCTGTCGGAATCGCATAAGAGCGAGAGTCGTGGAGTCCACGAGGTCGTCATGCGTGCCAGCGGGGAAATCATTGCACTCTTCAACCACTTCATGCGCCCATCTCCTATCAGGAGCCCATACGATACCTGACGAAAAGAGATCCGTCACGGAGTTAACGCGAGATAATTTGTCTTGGCCTTTACCGGGAGTGAACTCGGACACAGGCACACCCATCCTACGTAGCTCTTGATAGAGCGCGGCTCCGTTAGACTTCTTCTCAACGATGAAGCTGTCCGGTTGCCACTCCTTGTACTCCTCAAGCACCATCGCCTTTAGGTCGGGAAACTCCAACCGTTTCTTAATGGCGTTCAGCAGGATGATGTTGTAGTTCTTAGTTTCCTCGTTGAAGAAGACTCCCCATATGGTCAGGGCGTTGTAGTCCGACCTATTAGAAGTTTCCTGCGCGGCGTCCAGTGCCATGATAATAAACTCGCACTTGGGAGGTGGGTCTTCCTCCCACACGTTCCACCACTCTCTCTTAATGAGTGCCCCCTCCTCAGAGGTAGGCTCCTGCATGTACTGGGCTTGCCAATACCGAACGTCCAGCGATGCCTTCTTGGCGAGCAATTCCTCAATCGACCAGAACTCGGGCCACAGTGGCTCGTCATTCAAAATGGCAGGAAATTCAACAACTTCCCACTCTTCAGCATCGTCGTTCTTGGTCATGTGGTCAACGATTTTGCCAGTCAGGTCCATCTTCGACCAGCGCGTCATCACGACGATAATCGCGCCTCCGGGCATTAATCGCTGGATTGGACCTGACTGGAACCATTCCCAAGCTGGCTCGAATACGTCTGCTCGCAGTTGTTTGGCTTCTTGTTCAGAATGAGGATCGTCAATAATAAAGAGGTCAGCACCACGACCAGCCAGAGCGCCGCCAACACCAATAGCGAAATACTCACCGTTAAAATTTGTTCCCCATCGAGACGCACTTTTGGAGTCAGCTTGAAGTTCAACTTGCGGAAAAATGTCATGGTATGCCTCCGAGCCTACTAAGTTACGTACGCGGCGACCAAAATTCACCGCCAAATCGGCAGTGTGGGAGGCCATAATGACCTTCTTATGAGGGTTTTTACCCAGAAACCATGCGGGTGCAAGGTAGGAAATCAGCTCAGATTTGCCGTGTCGGGGGGCAATATTCACCACAACACGCTTTTTTACCCCCGCTTCTATCTCTTCAAAGATGCGAGCAAGCTTCCGGTGGTGCGGGCCCACCTTATAACCGGGATAAACGTGCTGGATGAAGTCCAAAAAGCTCTCACGGCCCGCGATTTTCATCTTTTCCGTCTGATATCGCTTCAAAAGCTCGGCAACACGCCGTTTTTCCTTCTCGGGCATGGTCGGAAGGGCGTTTTTCAGCTTTTGTAAGCCCTCTTGAGTAATATTACTCATCATATTGAGTAATTTCCTGCTGTCTGACCTCGATAAACCGGGTTTCGATGACGTTCAGGGTCTCCAGCAGTTCCTTCTCGACCTCAGCAAGGGGCTTTATCTGCACAGTCATCTCGGTGCGCTTCTTGAAGGCGTCTACGCCGTCCACTTCGCCCAGCTTGGCTAGGGCGGTGATGCGAGTTTTGCTGTCCGGGGCGTGTTCAACCTCATAGATGAGCTTGTTCACGACGTACATCTTCAGGTCAGACAACTCATCAACGATCTTGACGTTGCTCTGCGCCACCATCCCGGCAAGGAAGGCCATCGTCTCGTTGGGATAGGCAGAAAAGTCGTGCCGAGCTGCTGGGTCGCTAAGCATTTCCCGCGCTACGATTTCTGCTGTGCGCTGGTCGGCGGCATCCGGAATGATAGGAGTCCCAGTTAAATCGGATAGGAACTTTATAGTCCGTGCCCGCATGTCTATCTCTTCAGTAGCAGATAGCTCAGGCAAAGCCTCGGTGGCGTTTGCCGGAAGGGGGACGTTTTCCTCAATTTCTGGAAAATACATAGATAGTTTGTATACCACAGATGGTACCTAGCTGGAAAGGGGGGTACCCCCAAGGGGGTGGGGGTCGTAAGTTGACTAATAAAATAAAAACGTGAAGGGGGGTGGGGGTCGTTTGGAAAACGCGGTAAGCATTTGAATAATGCAGGGTCGTATGAGCGGAATACAGTGTAAGGGGGGAGTATAGGGGAGGTAACGCAAATCTGGGGGGTGC